GGGGAGAGGAGCAGGAAATCAAGCCGGGCTGATGCCTCGCGTGCGCCCACCTGCCTGCCCGCGTGTGTTGGTCGTGCGTTAGATACTCAAACTAATGAGACCCCCTGCTATGACTGGGGCCTGGCCTCCCTGGTCGATACTGGACCTACCCCACCACCCCTCAATTCTCAATAGGGGGGCCTGATTCTCAACAGCCGGGGGGTATGCGGGGGAAGCGCCAGCTTTGCGCTAGTAGGTATCCCTTCAGAAATTTATGATTAAATACTCGAGGAGGTACAAACCATGGAAATCCCCTGCAAAGTCTGCGGAGTAATTATCAAAGTCCCAGCAAAGTATGGGATGGCTAAATCAGCTCGTTGTGGGACTTGTGTGTTCCCCATCGAGGACACCGGAGCTCGAAGAGCGAGGTGGCGGAGATGGGATGGCTTTCCTTTTTTTCAACGCCAGAATTCATCCATTTCGGGGTGAATACTCGGTAGGTCTGAGATTGGGTTGTAATCACGCCCCTCAAGGGCTGCATTAATACTCTTAACCAGATAGGGGTTCTTAGCTTTACGAGCTGCCCTGAGAGCAGCTAGGAGCCTCTCACGGTGCTCAGGGGTTGGGAATGTCAAAACAGGCTGAGTAAATGTTAGGTAGTTGTTTACGAAGAACTTCCGCACAAGCCAAAGCAACATCACGATGTTCTTTCTGAGTCCCATTAGCGGATCTCAGATCGATGTAATGCAACCAGGATCTAATAGTCCCAGACATATAGAGCCTTGAAGGAGTACCTAGAGGGAGAATCTCTCTAGCGCATTCTTTCGCAACTCCATCCTCCAGAAGTTGGTTATAGAGAGTTTCAGAGTTCATATAAAGCCTCTCTATCTGTTGTTGTCTTAGACGGGTAAGATCAGGATCTAAATCATTAATACTGTTCTGCCTGTTCTTAGTGTCTTGTCGACGAAGTTCAGGTGGAGTAGCAAAAGCCATCATAGATACATCGGCATAACGTTGACTAAACTCCTGAAAGGAGAAGCTACGATGTCTAAGTATCTGAGCAGCAATAGCTCTAGTAGTATTAATCTCTAGCACCATATGAGCCATCTCAAAGGGGCTCCAGTGCTTATGTTTAATTAGGTATTTAAGTAGTCTCTCACTCTCAGTATTTAACTGATTAGAGGGGTTAGAAACCCTAGCACAATAAGCAATAAGCTCTTCTGCTTTTGGTGTAATAGAGACTAGGTTTACTATGCGCATAGTAGTGGTATTACTGTATAGAAGACTCAGGTCGGATGTTGTGAGATAAATCTCCCAATCCGAATGACTTCGTCTTGAGGCTGTGATGTGATCGCTGTCGCTCTCAAATCTACGCCTAGGCCTAGTGCATTTGTGTTACTTAGAGGCCGCCTAGAAAGCCTCTCAAGCACTGTGTTGTTAACTCACAGTCCAGTCAATTTGTACGGTATGTATGTGGTGGTAGAAGGAAAGGCCCCCTGTCAATCGGAGGCCAATCACCGCAAATCCACACAAGAGAGCACCACTTCTCTTGTAAACGGGCGACACCAAAACCTTACCAACCCCAAACCTTAGTACTACCAGTGTTCTTCAGGTGTTTAAAGGACTGGCCAAGGACCAATGCATCTGTGGCTAAGTGGGGGTGATCTTCAAAGGCTTGTGTCATTGCTTTCCACTCTTCGTGTTTCCTCATTGCTTGTGCTTTGAAGGCGCTCTGAGCGACAGCATCAACGAAGTATTGGACGCCTTGGGCTAGTGCATCGACGCGGTCATCGTGTTTGACAGCACCTCTGTCACGACACATACGAGACATCTGATATCCGAGCATGTACTCCAGTCGTTTTTCAGGAGCAGCGTCAGGGTTGGAGGTGTAGTCGTACTCCCAGACCTTGGGGTCAATGATCAGCTTGTGCTGGTTCATGACAGGTTCAAGGGTTTCAATGATCCGCTCTTCTTTACGGGAAGAGGCACGAACTTCTTCAATATCCATACCAGCACCCATTTGTGATGTATGGCGTTTAAATAGTTCGCAAATCATTCCGTCTCCGAAGTTACTTTCGATGAGAAGACGAGTTGCCCTATATCTTTTGCCAAGCCGTACAATACTACTGAGGGTGCTATCAGAGTACCCATCACGGAAAGCAAGCATATCCCTAACAAAGAGGTAACCATTAGCTTGTGAGATAACCACAGCAGTTGTTTCATCTGTACCACGTCCAGAAGGGTCTACAGAGACGATTGTTTCTGCGAAGGGTACGATTCCCTCATCAATAAACATTGGCCCGTAGAAGCGGTCTCCGGGCAGTCCTACGGGGTTTAACTCTTTATGCATATATCGAGGATCAGCAGACCATGCATAAGCCTCAGCACATTCATTACCTAAAGGGGGTAACGATTAGATCTTGGAACTTAAGTGGAAACTTCTCAGAGTCAGACAAGCTGGTATCCAGCATGAACTGCAGCATGAAGTTCGAGCGGCCCATAGCCGCCTCCCTTTCCATCAAGTCCAGGTCACTAAACCTCGTATCTGTAGGTGTGCCGGGATCCTGTCCTCTCTCAATATCCTCGACCAACTGTGGTGCGAGTAATCCTTCATACTTTCCGAGATCTTTCGGGTATCTAGCTGGCCAGACAAATGGCCTGTACGAACGCTCGGCCAACTTTCTATAGACTGTGAATGTCGACTGCGGTGTCCCGAGAAAGAGTATTCGGCTATCATCTTGAGGTGTTAAAATAGATTCTGATTCGGTAACTAGCTGAAGCAACTTTTCCCGTTGCATGTCTGTAGCTGAGTTGGAAGGTACTTCAACGTCATCAAAGATCATCAGATCTGCGCGGCTCCCGGTCATCTGACCTTGGATTCCAACGCTCTTGACGGACGGGGCTTGATGAGGTTTAGCGGGGCCAACATCAAAAGAGATACGACTCCAACGTTGGTCGCTGTCTTTAGGTCCTAGATGTCCTAACCACTCAATATCTAGGATAAGTTTCTGACAGAAGATTGAGAAGTTATCGGCTCGTTCCTTGGAGGCTGAGATGACCATGACCTTGCGATCTGGATCATTAAATAAAATCCAAAGCACAAATGCAGCACTAATCCAAGACTTACCAACACCTCGAAATGCACTAATCTGTAATCGTTTGGGTCCATATTGCAAGTATTCAGCTATTGCTAGTTGTGCCCTTGTGGGCTTTGGGAGATCTAGTTCTCTCCACACCAGTGTCAGAAAGACTCTGAAGTCTTCCTTCATCTTGGTCTCTAGTTCTTGTAAATCCATATTTGTATTCGAGGATCGGCAGCCCTTCAACTTCAGAAGGCTCTGAGTGATATGTAGGAGGCTCTATAAGGGGCTCAGGAGGTGCTACAGGTGCGATGGCATCATCGACAGTTTTACGCACCTTGTGGTCGATGTAATACGTCTCTAAGCCGAACAACCAAGATTTAATAAACCATCGAATAATCGGGGGCAGCTTGAGCTTGTCAATCCACCCCGCGATCATCTTGAAGTCATTCAGCCGATAGTTAATCGGCGGTAGCATTACTTCTTCTTCTTTGGAGACTTCTTGAACCCACCCTGCATATTCCTATAGGAAGCAGGAGAGATCGTGGACTTCTTCTTTGAGCGTGAAGTACCAGCCTTCCTCCGCTTGTTAATGTTGGCGTAAAGGCTCATTACTTTCTCTTCAGAAGTTTTGTATAAGCAGCGTTCTGCTTTTGCCTAGTTTGCTGAACCTGGGTGAAGATATTCATCTTCTTAGGCTTGTTAGGTTTAGGTTTCATTTCTTCTTACGTGAATCATTGGCACGTCGATAGCTACTTTTAAAGACTGAGTTTTTACTAGCTCTTTCCCGTGCAGCTCGTTCCGCCGCACGACGGTTGTTAGCTAAACCACGTTCGCGTGCAGCCGTACGACGACTTTGTGCAGTAGTAGAACTTCGACGCTGTTCTGGCAGCTCTGCAGCTGTCACCCGTCTTGTTGGACTTGTTGGGGTGGTCTTCAGTAACCAGAGCCGGGGTTCGCACGGCACGCACGCCAGCGCGAGGTCCTTGCCCAGATCTCGTTGTTGTAGCGGGTGTCGTTTTAACAACAGGAGGTGTTACTGTCTTCTTAGCAGGCTTAGTGGCAGCCTGAGTTTTTGCAACAGGAGCCTTTTTAGCGGGCTTAGTTGCTGCTGGTTTAGGAGCACTACCTTTAGGCTTTCCTTTAGCAGCTGTTCGGAATGTTTCAACGTTTGCCTTACGTTGAGCAGGGGTCATTTTGCTCCAGCGCCGCTTCATAGCAGCTAGAGTTTTATCACCTTTGAAAGGGTTAGTAGCAGCTTTAACTCGTGCTACTTCGTTGGTCTTGGACATTATTCAATAGGTGTTAGGGATTAACATTTCCAGCGTTTACGTGCTGCCTTTCCGCGCTCACCCGTCCATCCACGGGAGCGAGCACAGAATGATTTCTTACGGGCAGCATCTTTAGAGCCAGCTTTAGGTTTACCGGTTACAGGGGCCTTAAGTTTTGAACCGGTCTTAGCATTTATACGGGCACGGCCTTTTGCAGTCAGGCCGCCTTTTTTGGACTTACATCCATTTTTGACTCCGCACCCTTTCATAGCCCCCTTTTTCTTGGAGGCCATTTATCAGGTGTTGTCAACAGAAGTTGCACGACCAATAGAGTTGGTAGTTACAACACAGTCAGCTTCAACAACCTCAGAAAGGATGTCGAGAACTGCAGAGACGGTTGTAGCGGTGCTGACGCCTGCAAGGGCGGTCACAGCAGCAGAGGTTAGAAGAGCGGCTCCACCTTTCTTCTTCTCAGTAGAGAAGACAGAAGAGGGTCGCACCACAACGGTATGAGTAGTAGCAGACATAATAATTAAGCAGTTTTTAAAACGATGAAATCTTCCACCCGCATGGATCCCTTAAGTTGATTACAGGAACGACATGCCGTCGTGCAGTTGGAAGCTGACCATCTATCACCACCCCTAGACCTGGGGTGTATATGGTCGATAGTTAGGTTATCTGTAGAGCCGCAATAGGTGCAGGCATTTCCGTCCCGATTAAAGATGTTTTCCCTCCACATTCTTTTCGCGTCAGAAGCGCGAAAGGTGAGGAGTTCGTGCATGAGGCTTCGGGGCGTATCCATCGGTGGCTCATTTAATTAGGGTTTACTTTTTGGTCGATTTACCGCCCGATCCGTTGCGTGCCCGGTTCTTTTTGGCGCTCTCGCGCACAAGTCTTCCGGACCTTGTATGGCTGTAGTCAGCTCCACCTTTGCCGTAGTTATCGTCCTTACGGCGAGCTGCATTCAGCTCTGCCCGATACTTTTTATTGGCGGAGGTTTTATTGCGCTTACGCTGCGCTGCGTTTTTCTTGGCCCTGGCTGCAGGGCTCTTCGCGTAATACCTTGCAGTTTTGCCAGGGTTGGTTGCACGTTTAGGGGCCATTAGAAAGACCTCTGAACATCGTCAAAAGTTAGTTCTGGGATCAACCCGGCGAGGGACGCCAAAGGAGAACCTGAGATAGGAACTCCCGTGATGTCATTCTTCGATAGCCAATCAATAGCGGCACGAAGATCAGCCGTGCTGGCTTCCCCAGACTTAATACGAGCAACTAGCTCAGTAGTTAGTAGAGAATGGAGCTCATCAAATAGCTCTTCACCTGCACGCTTAGCCATGATCAATCCTCTACGTGGAGGGCACGGCGGAGGCCAGCTACCAGAGCATCATCAACTTCGTTATCAGTCTTAGCTGCAAGCTTCTCAAGAACTTCAACTAGAACGGTACGAGCTCGTTCACTGACAAGCCAACGTAAAACAATAGGTTTTACTACTTCAAATACTAATGTCATAATAAGTTAGAGGTTGTATTTTTCTTTAATGACTCGTTTTCTCTGAGAATCATCAGAGAGATGAGCGTCAATTTTGTCTTCAATTCTGATGAAGACTCTCAGCATCTCGTCCCAGCGTCGATTAAATTCGGAATAGGACACATAATTTTCAGCCACCTTAAGTTCCAATTGGTCTTGACGTCGCTCAACCAAATCAATCTTTCGATTAATAAGACCGCAGATCGCGAACAAGCCTGAGAACATAAGGCCTAGGGCATATTCGGGCACTGTTAGTACGGGGGGTTAGGTAAATAATCGGAGATATGGTTTTATTTGGGCAAGCTCCAGAACTTTGAATCGACCTTCAGTCATTCCTTTTGCTTCCATCGCCCACACCCTATGTCGACCATCGAGGAGTCGATAAGGAAGTCCTGCTGGATTATCAGCTTGAAGAACTATGCCGGGTTTTGATATGTCAGCGTAATACATACCTTCGCCATTGCAACACAAACAACATTCGCGTTTATGTGTTGAGGGTTCATACATATCTATGCGACATATATCGCTAAATTCAATGGTAACAAGTGGCGCTTGTTTAGCCAGCTCTATTATGTTGCCAACAAACACACGATCTAAGGGATCGATACGCCACTCGTTATAGAACCATTTGTGCATTTACCAGCGATCGTCTGGACATGGTTGACTGGTGAAAGCTTTTGCATCAACAAAACAACCGCATAGCTTGCATTGCATAACCTCTGTACGCAAATGTGGGCACTTTCGACAAAGCTTTACTTTACGTTTCCACTCGCCTAAATACGTCATTTCAGTAAAAATTCAGAAAGTTCAGCACGAGTCATAGGTTTGAGGCCTTTGGGAATAGTGGTTTTAATTTCCAAGATGGCAGCGTCAATTTCTTCTTGCTGTTTTGTATCCCCTTGCCTAGCCCAGTAAGCAGCGTCCATTTGCTTATTAAGATCAGGGTAAAGACTTTTACGCATTTCCTTGTAACCCATTTTGGGTTCTACGTATGGTTCGTCAGCAGGCTTATTAGTAGGCCCATCAAACACAATTTCATCACCAGCATGAAATGGCATTTGCTCCCAGCTAACTTGCTGAGGGTTAAATTCAAGAACCCATTCGCAGAGTTCAGACTTTGAAAGGACTCCTTTGACAGCAGGAACGACAGCCCAGGTTCCATCTGGAAAGTCAACAGTAATATCCTTATCGGATATTTCTCGAACAGTAAATTTCATAGTTATGCACCGGCTACTGAGCCGTTGTTAGTGAAAGAAAGTGATCCACGGTTAGTGATATATGTGCCACGCGATCCTCCAGAGGATCCTCCTAGGCCAGAGCCACCGCTCGAGCCGCCACTACCGGAGTTGCCGCCAGAGCCGCCAGAGCCGTTTGTGCGGTTTCCATTAGCACCGCTTCCGCCTGTATTACCAGTCGAACCTTGGTTACCAGTCAAGCCAGTCGCGCCGTTAGAACCGCTGTTTCCGTTCTGACCCCAGTCACCGCCGTTACCGCCGCCGCCGCCTGTTCCACCAGTACCGCCTTGGCCACCAGTTCCACCTTGGCCACCAGTACCACCAGAGCCAGCGTTAGTACCGCCAGAAGAGCCACCAGAGCCATTGGAACCACCAGATCCGCCGTTACCAGTACCACCGCCGCCACCACCGGAACCGTTGTGACGTGTTTGGTTGTAGCCGCGTCCACGGCCTCCATTACCACCGCCACCACGGCCGCCGCCAGCGCCGCCGCTACCACCGCCACCGCCAGATCCACCGGATCCACCGTTGGTGTTGGTAGTGACATCCTTTCTGCAGTAGTAGCAAAAGCAAGTGCCGAAGTAGCAGTCAGCGCAGCCAAATGGGTAGTTGCCCGGACCTTGTGGGTTACCGCAAGCCAATCCACCCCAGGAGTAGGGAGGGTGGTAATGGCAGTACCAGCCACTACCCCATTTACTGGAGCAGGAAGTATTAGCGCAGTTTGGAAAGCCACTACTGCAACCAACGTTGTTTCCGTAGAGTCCTTTCCATTGCACAGCGGTGTATTGACCGCCACCACCAGTACCGCCCGAGCCGCCTGCGCCACCCGAGCCGCCTTGGCCACCGACGCCACCTTGACCACCTTGGCCACCACCGCCACCTCCGGCGTAAATCTGTCCGCCAGATTGGTTGATGATAGTGACGCCAGAGGTCTGGTCGGCTTGAATAGCGTTGCTGCCATTACCGCCATTAGCGGCTCCACCTTTACCTTGTATCGATCCATAGTTTTGGATGATTAGGGTGCCTCCCATAGATCCATTGATCCGTAGGGCATAACTACCAGTTCCACCAATAGTGACACCGGAGTTGATAATTAGGCGTTTAGGTACAGAGGACCCCCAGTTCGATCCGAACGTGGAGGACAACTGCATGTTTGTAGTGCTGGAAGACTGTGTATGAACAATCTCGTTAACAGCACCATAAAAATCATCGAGTTGGATGGTTCCAGATGTAGGGACGTTGGTGTTATTACCAGGGACTAGACCCCCATTTCGGTAATATTCCGACAGGGAGTGAGGTTGAGAACCTCCAAACTCCCCTGCTAAATCGTTATTAGAGATTGATCCAGAAGATTGAATAGCCATTACAGAAGCTCCAGTTCACTAACGCGAGCTTCGAGTTCCTTAATGGACTCAATTAGCAGACCGACGAGGTTGCCATAAGCGACAGAGAGATACTCTTCGCCTTCCATAACAGCCTCAGGTAGTACGGCTTGTACGTCCTGGGCGAGTACACCAGTACGACGGTCTTCTGTCTCTTTATCTGTATAAGTAACACCCCGTAGGCTGAGAACTTTGTCCAGAGCATGTGGGATAACCTCAATGTCTTTCTTCAGACGGATATCTGAGTAAGCAGTGACGTTACCGTCTGCAATTATGTTACCTGAACTGTCGATATTAACAACATTAGAACCACCAGAGTTCCGAAACATTACCTGCGACGAGAACTGTATAAGGAAGCTGTTGTCGTGGTATTGAATCTTACCTGCATGTTCTCCAGTCCAGGCTCCACTGGCAAAACGTATGTCACTGGCAGCGGCGATAGATACTGCACCAGCGCCACCTGAGAAGGTGATGTCACCAGAAGCGGTATCGGCAGAGCCACTCAGGAGGAAGTCAGAAGAACTATAAGTGTCAAGAGTGCTGGCGTTGATATTTAGGGCATCAATCTCTGCCTTGGTCTGATCTGCAGTTGCATTAGCCTCAATGGCATTAAGCTTGTTCTTCAGAGCATCTGTGAAGACGTTTGAGTCACTAGCAGAACCCACAAGAGTTCTAATCTCAGCAGCTGATTGATCTGCAGTTGCGCTGGCTTCGATGCCATCTAACTTGTTATGGTGTGCAACTGACATAACGCCAGCGGCACTTCCAGTTGCTTCACCGATAGAGATATCAGCACCAGTTGAGCTTGTAATACTGACAGCGGTAGTTGACGTTGAAACACCTAAGTTTGTGTCAACATTTACTTCTGCACCTGCAGCAATACCGTTCAGTTTGGTGTGATCAGCGTCAGTAAATACGTTTGAATCAGTAGCAGCTTCAACAGCAGCTCTGATCTCAGCATTGGTCTGATCACCAGTAGCACCGGATTCAATACCGTCGAGCTTCGAGCCATCAGCAGATACGTCACGACCGTCGAAGGTCTGACCAGCATTGAAGGTGATGTCGCCGGTCATCGTGCCACCAGCCGTGGCAAGTGCGCTCACATCGGAAGGTCCCAGCACAACTGTGCCGGTCTGACCGTTTACGGTCTGGATTGCATCGGTAGGTGTCTCCAGTTCCTGCCAGTCGCTCAGGGTTGAGCCACCGTCAGAGGTAAGGACAAAGGTTGAACCTGTATCACTACGAATAGCGAAGTCACCACGTTGACCAGTCAGGGCCAGCATGGCGGTTTGATTCGCCGCAGTTCCGAGGAACTCAGTAACAGCCAGAGCAGGTAGCTGAGAGGTGGGGACCACACCACCGACAAGGTCGGCTTTAGTCTCTACTTCAGTCTCCAGATCCTGCAAAGCAGCCTTAATAGTGCTGCTGTCAGCAATCGTGGAGCCGGTAAACGTACCCAGGTCAGTGTCGTTAAGGGCAACACCTGAGAGGGTTGCAGCATCGACAGTGTTCTGACGGGTTACATCAACGTAAGGCGGGTAGCCGTAGCGATCATCAGGATCGTTGGCGTTGTAAGCGATGTAGTTCCACTTGCTAGCGCTCGAGCTGTAGATGATCTCGACGTTGATACCCGAATCACCCACAAAGCCACTAGGGACACCCTGCACTGAGCTTGTCGACTCAATGTTTGTGGAGTTCACCACCCGAATAGCGTCGTTGTTGCTGGGATTCGAGGGGATATTTGCAACGGCAGCAACCGGCGAGAACAGGTAAGAACTGGCCACAGTGTTTGCTGCGGACTGCGCCAAAGAGGCTGCGTTACTGGCAGTCGTCGAAGCTGCATTAGCCGTAGTTACAGCACTGTTTGCAGTGGTTTGAGCAGTCGATGCGTTGCTGATTGCTGTCGATGCGTCTGTAGAAGCTTGGTTAGCGGTTGAGACAGCGCTGCTTGCATTTGTTGATGCAGTGTTTGCTGTTGATAGAGCTGTAGAAGCATCAGTTGAGGCACTGTTAGCAGTTGTAGCAGCACCGTTTGCGGTGTTTACGGCTGTTGTTGAAGACGACGACGCAGTGTTTGCAGTGCTTACTGCGGCTGTTGCGTTGGTGTCTGCAGTGTTTGCTGTTGATAGAGCCGTAGAAGCATCAGATGCAGCTGTATTGGCAGTGCTGAGAGCAGAGGCAGCGTTAGTTGCAGCGGTGTTGGCAGTGCTTACAGCGCTTGAAGCATCCGATGCAGCGGTGTTAGCGGTAGTGACAGCACTCGCAGCATTAGTCGAAGCTGTATTAGCTGTTGCGGCGGAGCCATTAGCTGTAGATACAGCGTTATTGGCAGCCGTTAGGGCTGTAGAAGCATCAGAAGAGGCTGTGTTGGCTGTACTTACAGCAGTCGCGGCATCAGTAGCTGCTGTATTTGCCGAAGCAGCTGCAGCATTTGCCTGATTAAGGGCGTTAGAGGCTGAGGTTTGAGCGGAGGTTGCGGATGTACCAGCTGCAGTGGCTTGGGTTTGAGCTGCGGATGCTGATGATGCAGCACTATGGGCCTGCGCTTGAGCAGATGTGGCTTGAGTTGCAGCAGAAGAGGCTGACGTAGCAGCAGCAGCAGCATCACTTGCAGCCAGACCAGCGTTGGTGTTTGCCGTATTGGCTGCAATTACGGCGTTGTTAGCCGTAGTTACAGCTGAGTTAGCTGTCGTGACGGCGGTGTTTGCATCTGTCGCCGCATTTGAAGCCGCTGTCTGTGCGGCATTCACCTGGGCCTGTGCCGTAGATGCAGCAGCTTGTGCAGAGGTGGCAGCTGTTGTAGCAGTAGCCGATGCAGCTAGAGCAGCGGTAGTTGCGATCTGGGCCTGGTCAGCAGCCAGCTCAGCACGCTCAGAAATAGCGTCAGCTTCCTGAGTAACAAACAAGATCTGCTCAAAGTTATCGTTGAGATCCTGAGCACGGATAGCAGAACCCGGAAAGAAGGTTGCTTTTGGATCATTAACTGTCGTGTTGCGGTAGATCCTAATAGCAGCACCAGAAGCAGGGGCTGTATTGAACTCAATAGTTGTACTGTTGGCCAGTGAGTATTCAGTTGTAGCGAGAGTGACGGAATTAATAGAGACTTCTACGTCAACTTCTTCAATATATTCAAATGTAAATGAAAAGAGAACGGTCGAGCCGTTCCCTGTATAGAGAATTTTCAATTGTGGCCATTACTGGTTCCTAAAGTTAAGTAGTGATTCGTATCCATTAGGTAGTCGATCAGCCTGGGCTGCATATTTATCCATCATGATCTCTGCATTGAGATCTGGATAGTCTTCACGTAAACGCAAGACGGCAATCTTCTTAGCCTCACGCAGCATAGATGTGATCTGCCTATAGAAGAACTGATTCTCTTTCTTGACTCGATGCCCTTGCTTAAGTTTATCCTGATACTCCTTGACTGCTACCTTGAAATTAGGCTTAGTAACCCAACTCTTTAGCTTTTCATGGATACCAGTTTCAGAGATATATTTTGCAAAGGTGGCTGTCTGTTCGGGTGTTAATTCAACACCACCAAGCTCTTCAGAAACAACTGAAGTATCAAACTCAATATCCTCTAGAGCATCTTTAACAACATCATCACCACGCTTCACAGTCTTGAATGGTAGGACAGCATTACCTAGGCCACCACTACCGCCTGTAATCTTTTCACCAGTAAGCCAATCAATACGATCTTTAGTATTACCCAGAATACCCAAGGAAGCTGAGTGCAAAGAACGGTCGTACTGCTCATTAAACTCCTGCATATAAGGATGCAAGGCATTGGTCAGGGCACGACGGGCACCAGACAGGGGGATGAAGTTGTTAGCAGTATCCAAACCCATAGCCAAGAATGAATCGGGGCTGAAGTTACGGCTGTTAAGCAGGGCGGACATAGGCTCCAACCCTTGGAACATAGACTTATCGGTCAGGTTTACACCTAGAGCATGGGTTAGATATCCAGCCAGGTATTTAGCCTTATCTTCTTCTAGGTCTCCACTCTCAAAAGCGTAGTTGATATCAGCAACGGCAGAGAAGATCTGCCCAAAGGGCTCAATACGGTCATAAGAAACCCAGCGATCACCAACTTTGAAGGATCGGGGCTGGTGGGTCTTAAGCCATTCCCTACGACGTTGTCCACCTGCAGGACCATTACCAGTGATCATGCCTGAAGCAGCCAGAGTTGCGGCACCCATGATCGACATGGTTCCGAACGCAAGACGTCCGCGCATGATTGCACCTTCTATCGTGTCTTGAGCGATCACATCACGGCTCTCTTTGAGGGCCATGTTTAAAACTGGGACATGTGTCCCGGTATATACCAAGACGTTGTGGCCAGTCTTAACGAAGGGGAAGAATATACGCAAAGCTGGGACATCGTTGAGGAAGCTTGCAAACTTTGCAGCAGGTCCGGCGAGCTCAGTTTGGAAAGTTACTTCCTTAGCACCTTTCAACAGTTCATCATTAAGCACACCCCCGGACTTAGTAAAGTTACGGGAGTATTCAGACTTAAGTAGACGCTCAAAAGCTTCGTTAACAGCAGACTCACCTTCACCACCAGCTAGATCAATAGCCTTCTCCATACTGAAGCGGTTGTACTCCATACGGGTAACCATGACCTTGAAGAATTCATCAGAGGTGGTCAGGAACCTAGAAGGCCAATCAAATAGTGGAAAGTTAGCAACATCGTGCATCATGTGAAGGAGGCCAGATCCACCCTTCAGCGCAAGATCATCACTTTCAGATGCTTCTTGGGCTAGAGCCTTTAGGGCTGCACCTGTTGCATTTGTCTGAACCATGTCACGAGTACCACCGACGTTAGATACACCGGTCTTGGCGGTACGAACAGCCAATTCAAAGGCTTCAGGGATAGTCTTAAAGAAGTTGTGATAAGAAGCGATAGCTGCTTTCTTCTTCTTAGCGTTGCCACCTACAGCAGCTGTCAATGGCCTATAGACCATATTGAAGGCGTTAGATAGGTTGTTAACTAAGTGAGTAGCAGGGCTCGAAAGCATCGAGTTATACATCAACTTCAGAGCTGCATCTGTTCCCAGCTCTTTTAAGTTCTTGGTCACGTCAACCATCTTGGTAACGTCACCAGCAGTCAACTGGAGCATTGATGCAGTCCGCTGAGCCTGCTGCAGGGCTTTGGGGTCGCCAGATTGAACTCCCTTAACCATATCTTCGAGCTGTTTAGATGCTGCTTCGATGGTTTCATCCAACTTGCTGGGGTCAGCAGATTTCATGAACCCTTCCATGGTCAAATTCATGTCACCGACATTGATGCTGTAGTCAGCCAGTCGAGTACCAACAAGGTTGCTGGTGTGCTTGTGCATCTTCAGCAGAGCCAGAAGGTTGTCCTTCAGGTTGGCTATGTGCATATCAACAGGGATGCCCTCATCGGCTGTTTTAGACACCTTGTAGGCGGCGTCATAAATCGCTGAGGCAGTGTTAGCCATCATGGCTCGCACTTGGAAAGCACCACGACGAGACAGGATTGACTCATCGCCGTACTTGACGGTTGAGAAGGACTCTTTAATTAGCTTCCCGTCAACGTCCAGGAAGTTAGCCAGGTCACCCTCGACGATTTCACGGAGAGAAGAGACTGTCAGGCGGGCCTCTTTGGCCAGATCTGACGGGTCAACCTCTACAGCCTTGATAAGACTGTCGATAGCTTCACCAGCGCCGTCACCACGGGCGTCCGCAATCTGCTTTACCTGGGCATTGGTAGCCAGACGGCCACCGCCACCACCGTTAGCAGGCTTAGCAAGTGATGTAGCCGCTTCCATCTGCTGAGCAGCAACTTTGGCTGCAGGCGTGATGGTGGGCTCATGGGGAGTTGTGTAGGCAGACCTCAGATGTTGGCCTTTCGTTTGGCGTAGTGCATCTGAACCATCAGTCGTTATGTACTCGAAGTCATCTAAGCGGAAGATACCTTCCTGATCAAACATGCGGCCCAACATATCTGCTTCAGTACCATCTTTAACTAATCGAGAAAGTTCAACTACTGGTTTTCCAGTCTTTTCACTTACCCAGCTGCCTAAATACACATCCTCGCGAGCAAGAATCGCATTATTTTGGGAGATAAAGGAAGCAATCGCGCTGGGGTTATCCAACTCTTCCAGCACTGCGCCATCGATAGCAACCATGTGGCCACTAGTAGGCACTTCACCAGTGAATGGATTAATACTTGCACCAACCTCAGGTTTTTCACCTTTGGCTACAAGCTCGTCAAATTCAGCTTGTAACTCATCGAGCTTTATCCTTACACCTGGGTGAAACGTTGCTGGAACTTCTCGGGCTGAACCGGGGGTGAAGTATTCAGGAACTACAGCAGCAGCATCATCCCAAGTTGTAGGGATACCTGCAGCTTCCATATCCTGGATCTGTGAAAACCGATCGAACCGGACAGTGTCACCAGAGTCGATGATCCGTCGAGATACGATGTCTAGGTTTTCGTTGCGCGTAATAGTCGGGGCAGCTTCAGCAGCTACCTCTGCAGCAGGTTTGCCCTTAAGCAACCCTTTGGCACCACGCCATGCCATGCGGACGCTGGTCTCAATAGCAGCACCAGCACCAAAGCCTTCAAGGGCTGTTTTAGTAGCTGCAGAGAACACATTGTCTTCTTTATCTATAGCTAACGCAGTTAGCCAAGTGTCTTTTAACTCGGGGAAAGATTCTTCGAGCATGTTGGACATATTTCCGTCGCCGGATACAGCAGATATGGCATCAGCTGCAATACCGCGTACACCACCACGTAGAACTTGGCCAACCAGGGTTTTACCTACACCACCAAATCCACCGGTCATAGCCATAGTCAGGCCGAACTCGGTGATGCCTTGAATAGCTTTACCAATACCGGTCTGTGCTCCGTACTCGTCTTTACCTAAGTTCCAAGTAGCCCAGTCGTAGTTTTCAGATAAGGGGTTATCCTTACCACCACGGGTCCAATTGGGCTGCACCGTGTCACGGGTGACGAAACGGACAGCAGTTTCAGCAAGGGATTTGACGGAATCACCAACTACTTCAGCGAGGCCGAGGGTCTGCTCACCAACACCAAGGAGTGAACCTTTGACAACACCCGAGACTTCATCGAGTGCTCCTGCAACTGGGTTTTCACTACGAGCTTCTTCACGCTGGCTGTCAGCCTCACGCATATCTTCCCGTACTTGTTCATAATCACGGTCTTGATCGAAGAAATCGACTACAGCAGCAACGCCATCGCCAATGAGGTTGTTTACGTCGAAGTTACGCTCAGAGCCAACGTTGGCTGCTGGCTCTGGTGACTGAGTACCCTCCTGCAAAGAAGGTACTTGGTTATCAAGGATGTCTTCATCCTGTTGCTCAGTTTCCTGAGTAAGACTATTTGAAAAGGCTGAGCGGGCTTCCGCAGACGCACCCTCAGTCACTCCATCTTGGAAGAGGTTAATTTGATCCATAATGATTATTTAGTAAACCTCTCCACGCATGGAGGGGTCATTGAGCATTGATCATGTTTTCAGCATCCACCCACCGATTACCGGTATAAGCTGGATCGAATCCCCAATAGGTAGACACGGCCCACTGCAAATCTGCAGAGGATGCGTTGGGGTTATTGAAGATCCGATATGCAGATGGGTAGTCAGTCTTCATCTCATATTGCATATATTCCAACTGCTCAGTTTCCGTAATGGAACTGATGCTGCGACCGAAATGAGCTTCAACAGCGCCCAGACGAGCAGCGTTGTCATGCCATGAAGCCCAAGAAATTAGACCGCCATTACGGTTTGTACCGTCGCCTTCGACTTCTTCCCACTCGCGCATCCCATTCCATGCAGATTCATGAGAAATAGCGGAGGTGAGGTAGGCACTCCCGCGCACAGGAAAGCCCATACTCTGTAGATGTGCGAAGCCAGATACTGGCGTTAGATCAGCACCTGGCTCAACTGCTTTGGGAGATTGATCTCTAAGAAGTCGGATGGATGGTTTTCCGTTGCGTTCGAGTTGAGCATCGATAAAGGCACGGTCAGATAGACCAAGCCAACGAGCCCACTTACGAGAGGCAGGACTAATTTCTTTCTTTTGTATAAGGTTGTTAACATCAGTATTAAGTTGATCAGCGTTGAGAATCAAATCGTCGGTGGCACTAAATTCAGATCTAGGGACACTCGTAGTTATCTCTGTAAAATCTTGACCACGAAAATCCTGCTCACCGGGAGCAATGGTTATTTCTTTGAATTCAGGAGAGCGGGTTGTACCCAGATCAGCAAGAAAGCGCATACCGTCTTTAGGGTCAAGAGTCATCTGATATTCAGGCCGCGCTAACACTGCATCCATGGCAGCGCTAAGTACCCTGGCACTTTCTTCGGGATTATCTAGTAAACCCTCTTTTGCAGAACGGACTTCTGCAGCGATTTGCTTAGCTATCTGAGCACTGGCAATTAGCACCCGCTTGTCAAACGCAGCGCGAGTGGCCTTAGGCATATTAGACATTTTATTACCGCCCAATATCCGGCTCTGAATTGTGTCTTTTTCTGCTTCAACTAATTCCCTAGTTTTAGTAGTTAATTGGACATCAGGATTACCAGCAGCAAGGGCCTTGTGAACTTCAGGACGGATACTCCCGCTATTCAAATGGCCATTTAATTCATCTTGAGATATAAAATCTCCAGCAGCTTGACGTCGAGTAAGCTCAGCCTCTAGTTCAGGGTCGTTGTCAAAACCTGCAGCGGTTAAGTTATCCAGTTCTCGACGTACTGCGGTGGTTTGAGGTAGACCTTGAAGCTGCCTAATTAACGTTTGCTTGGCATCTTTTTTGGTTGGGTCGCTGTAATAAGCAGTTACGGCTGCTTTTGCCTCCTGGTCTGTAGCTTGCCTCTGAGTGTTGATTGCTCTAGTACGGTTCGTTTTAGCCCGCTCTATAGCTGGACCAAGTAAATGTGCAAAGTCATCACCCAGGGTAGGACCATTCGGCTGGTCAGCCATCTTGGGAGTAGTAAGTAACTGCTCAAGTAATGTTGCGTCACCACTCTGTTCAGCAGCCTGAATTATATAAGTAATTGCAGTTTCATTGGATGCTGCAGAGAATCCAGAATGACCAATGTTCCCATGGGCTGCACCTTCTGAGGCGAGTTTCCATACCTCAGCTGCACTCTTATTAGAGTCGGTTGCAGAATAGATGGTAGCTTGCAGTTGATTTTGATTAGCCTTCTGGTCAGCCTTAATAGAGTTTCCTACAAGTTGTCTAGCTAATTGTGCATTGTTTTCAATAACTGTCGGGGCTAACTCTTCAGCAAGTAAGGAGCGCATATCGGGGTCCATCAAACCACCGACTGCGAGAAACTGACGGTTAAGGCTTCGTAAAAGCGCTCTAGCTTCAGGTAATGAACGAGGCTTTTGATTATCAGGGATTAGACGTAATGCTTCCTGCATAAAGACGCCATGAGAAGCTCTAGCCTCATAGATATCACCCTTGATAGCTGCAGCAATATTATGTGCAGATCCCTGGCGTAGTTGATGACCTACATCACGATCTTCAAGAGTACCAGCAGCTTCAACTTCTGAGGCTGTTTCATTAATAGCAGCGGCTTGAGCATTGGTAGAAGTATCAAAAGCTTTTACCTCTTGGGAGTCAGACTCAGTAGGCCCTGTCTCATCTTGGTCTAAACCAATCGAGTCTAGAAGGCGATTTTGTTTCTCAAGAGCTTCTTTCTGTTCAAGCTGTGTTGTACGAGCTTTGAGTGCAGTTTGTGATAGCGAGAGTAAGCCCTGGACCGCTGTATTAGTTGCTTGTAAGTTAGCCCGTTCTACACCTTGGACGGAAGACTGAAAAGTCCTCTCCATCTGTTGGTCACGGTCAAGGATTTTAATCTCACGGTTAATGTTGTCGACAGCCTCTTGGGCTTTCTTGCGTTCATGCTTAGAACGATCAATAGCAGATACAGGGTTAAACCCACGGCTCTGAATAGAACCCTGGAAGTTGTCCCCGTACTGCTCAGGGTTATAGATACGAGCCATATCAGGTAGGAATATTTAGACCTGCCATCCCATAGGGATCCAGGATGGGAGCTTGAGCGGTAACGTCGGTTCGACTGAAGGCTTGGTTAGCAGAGCTTTGAGCCTGGTCGAAGGCAACGTCCTGCGTGATTGCACCTTGGATAGCAGCGCTATCTACAGAGGCGTTTGTCTGAGCCTGGGCGAAGCCTGCTTGACGATCAGCATCTAGAGATAGGAGTCCAACAGACTGACCAGTAGCACCGGAGGCAAGGATCTTGCCTTGAGCACCGATCGATTTGCGGAGGATATCTTGACTCTTAAATGCTGCTTTGGTCTGCGCTTCTTCGAATTTTAGTTGTTCTTGAATGTAGGTCTTATTAACACCAGAGTTGATGTTATCTAATTGTTTATAGAATGAAAGATGGGAGGCTTGCTGAGCCCTGATCTTACCGTTATAAGCCGTCATAGCAGCTTGATTACTGAGGGAGGCTTGCTCACGCCTTTGACGATTTTGCAAGTCCACCTGTTGCTGGGCTTGGGCTGCCTGCTGTTGAGCAGACATAAATGCCAAACCAATAGAAGCGACAGTTGATGCAGCAGATATTGCTAGACCAGCGTTTGTGGCTGCTGCGGCTGTCACTGCCGTCCCTGTTGCGATACACATAGTTTTACGATCTCCAAATAGGGCAATGACTGCGGCCCGCTTGGTACAGACCTAAGGGCCTTAAATCCGAGCATCCGCAAAAGTTTGTGGTGGTAGAGGTTCCTAGCGTCAGCCAGGTTCCATAGGAGGCGGTAGTTGCACTGTTCTTCGTTAAGCCAGCGTCTGGCGTGTCGGACAAAAGTATGAGGATTCAATTCGACTGCAGGTGTGCAAAGCATCCAGATGACACCCACCTCGTCGGATTCTTTAACGATCCCGGCAACGCCAGCAATCTCCCCCTCTGTATTAAAGAAGGAGACCGCTACGTCACTTGCTAGAACACTGAAAACGACGCCCAGGCGGTTATGGCCCAGGCCTTCGATCTCTTGTAAATCTTCCGGTCGAAGATTGTTGGCAACCTTTACCGCATCCTGCACAGTGGCAGTGCGGAAATGCTTCATCGTATTGGTCTGATTCCTCGGTTGTTGTAGTGACCTTCCCAGCTATAACCAGTGATGGCGGAGGGGAAAGGATCTAGTGCATTAATTGTAGTTTTGACGATATCACCTCGACTCATAACAGGAATTGTCTGCGTAGAGATCTCATTGATAGGAGCATCATCAGCGTCATAGACATTTGAACGAGTCATATCTGCATCTAATCGTTGCTGAGGGTATCCCAGCTTGTCGATCACAATTTCGTACCGACCTGAGTAGTAAAGGTCCAGGTGCAGAAGCGTTACTGTTGGAACATTTACACGATCAGATCTACCTTCCTCAGTAACAAAGATAGAGGGGAGAGTTATAGAAGCATTATACTGACACCCTAAAACCCAGTCGGCCGTTAGTAGATCTGTGTTAGCAATAATGTAGTGATTATTGTTAACCGAATCATACTGAGGTGTGACTCGCCTGAATGTTGATCGGAAGCTGCCAGACGTAACAACTACGTTATAAGTAGCTCCAAAGAACATGACATCTGCTGGAACAATGATTCTGGTATTAAGAGCATCTTCAACAGAAGTTGTCAATGTAGAACCACTAACCATCGCATCTAAACGCGGCGTAAATTTAGAGAATCCAACATCGATAGGAGCTTCATCAGGATCATCGATAAGCTCAGTTTTCATAAGGATATGGTTACCGTCAATAGTCTTGGCAATGATGTAACAAAGGTCATCCTCGGCAGCAAACATACTAATGTCACCAGGGTAGATCCACTTTGTCCAGCCAGCTAGTTGACGCTCGTCGCCATTGTTGAAGAACTTAAAGGTATAAATAGTCTCGGAACCATCCCCAAAGATTATCATATTATTATTAGGCATGACTTCACCCCACTTAAAGTTGGAGGGAAGGTACTCAGGAATCACCCTTGTGATGTCAGCCACAACAGGTCTATTAGCTACAGAGTCAACGGCCATCTCCATAACTTTCGAGTAAGTAGCGCTTTCAGAAATGAAGGCGACGCTTACACCGGTATTGAGAGGTTGAACCTCAGACCTATAATAATAGTTAGAGATTTCTTTGATCTGTGCAGTAGATGATCCGAAGATAACCTCCTCGGAACTCATGAGGAATTGACTATACTCTGCAAATAAAATTAAACCTTTTGGTGAAGGTACAGCCGCTTTAAGGATGGCAGGTCTAGTAGAACTTGCCGTCATGTCAATAGGATCTGCATCACTAACAGCAATTGCAGAACCGACAAAGAAATTGAAGTAGTCACCAGGTTGCGACATGACCACTGCATCCTCAGACAAGAATCCAAGACGGTTCTTGTGGAAGAACATGTCAGTAATCGTGCGGCCCACGAACGATGGTTCAGGGTTGGAGGTTTCGTCGCCAACTTTTCGACCAGCCCAGCCACCAAACGCTGAGGAGGTGTTGAGGCTATCGAGAATAAAGCTACCGTCTGCTTGACGAATTAAAGCGTGGGGAAGTGTCGAGGTGTTTAAGCTGGTTTTTATACCAGGGGCGACAGTCTCTTCCCAGCTTCCTGCACCTTTACCACCAGGAGCCTGGGTGACAAACTTGACGTAGTAGTCATCAGCATCTGATTCTTCAGTATTGGAGACCTTTAAGACAAACCCGTCGAAGCATTGATCAGGTAGTTTTGAAATATCACGCGCAAAACCTTTAACGGCCCGCATGGCACTGTTGACCGTACCGCCTCGTACAGACACGTTGAAGTCTCTGTTATGGGGGCAGCTTATTCGAATAACATTACCAACATTCTCAGCAGTGAAGTGTGTACCAGAGTTTATGTCGTTTGTTAGATCTGTGACAACAGCGGCAACATCTAGTACACCTGACGATTGATCAGCAGGGGTAGTAAAACTTGCACCGCCTAGGTTGTTATAGGCATAGACAAACCTTTCTGTTGTTACGCGAATTGTGAAGGGTTTACCTTGCATCGTTACGGCAACAGTATCACCCACACGCCAGCCAGTGCCACCGTTCTGAAGAACAGCTTCGACCTGGTACTTAGAGACATAGCGTTGGTTGCTCTCGATACGACTCGAAGCAGAACGGACACGAACTGTATTACCTAAGGAACCAGTGAAGGTCTTGTCCTTAGGGTCGCTATTACTGTAAGCCCATTGAGCATTAATGACGTAAGCCTCGATACCTACGTCTTCATCTTCTACCCAGTTAATGTCGAAGTCACCGAAGTCTTCTGTGAAAGAGTCTCCATCGCTGTGCCCAGACGGCTTATTAAAAGGCTGTCCATAGGCAGTAGTAACGCGGTACTCGGTGTAGTCCGCACCTTCAAGGAAGGCGGAACACTGGTTAACTAGACGAAACTGAAGACCAGTTTTAGTGCTATCTGTAGGGTGGTTTTCTGAGAAGTTCTGAGCATCTACATCACCACATGTTCCACCGTCCTCATCTATATAGGAGCCTGGAATCACCTCGATACCAGTAGCGCTATAAACAGGACTAGCCCCTGCTGAGTGGTCTGCCAGATCAATGTTGTAAGTGGTGTTATAAGCCACTTGGTTGACTACAACCAAAGCCTCATCATCAGAGATGGTCGAGCGGTCAGAGCTCATTGACACCTGCATCTTGGGATTAACCAGCAAGGTGTAATCAGCAATCGTTAGTTGATTAACGTCCTGATAATTGCAATTCGAGAAGTAGCTCGATGCAGATGAGCTCATCGTGACGGTACGCTCTGAGCCGTCGTTGAGGTCCCACACGCGAAGGTAGAACGAATTGGCAACCTTATACATACATACCGCGTAGCGTTCATTGTCGTCACGGAAGATGGGGAACCACTTGGATTCGTTAGGGATACCAGTCGCCAGTGCTGCGGTGAACTCACTACCAGGCCGTTTACGGCAGCCGAAAGTTGGATCTAGATAAACATTTTCAGCTGCACGTACTTGCCCAGGCAGCTTCACGGGGTCAGGTTGTTGTGACACCCCACCTAGAAGGTTAGGGATCTTTTGTGAGATAGCTGCCATAAGAACTAGTACCGATTTACGGCGTTAAAGGGTCGGTAAGTGGGGATATTGCGGTTATCTGTTGTTCCTAGATAGTTGTAGTCACCCTGTTGGGTCTCGTACTCGATCATTGCTGAACGAGCTTGAGCTTCTTCACGCTCACCAAACTTGACGGCTTCAGCAGATCCAACAGCGCGGCCTGCATAAAGATTGGCAGCACGCATAGAAATGTACTGTTTGAATGCTTCTGGCATGTCATCAAATTCAACTAGCCAGACAACATCAGCAGCTACCTGTTCGGTAAAGTTGTAGGTGTGATCACGCTTGTTATAAAGCTTGCCTTCACGGAGGACTACGTCTAGCAAAGAAGTGTAGGACGTATCAATCTGAAGAATGTTATTTGGGATGTTGATCTTCTTACTGTTATCAGGAGTAAAGGGGTAGGACTTCTCAGTGTTAAAAGTCCAGCCCTCAGATTGCACCGAGTTTGTTACTTCATCAATAACGTTGGCAGCCATAACAACCATAGGGTTATCGTTGTCGACTGTTGTTACTGGAGCCTGCCCTACATTCGATAGAACGATGTTTACTGCAGACAGTTTCGTAAGTTTAGTAGCCATTAATTTACTTAGGGAATGGGAAACCCAAAGGGCCGAAGCCCTAAGGATTGAATTATCAAACAGCCTGGAAAGATCCAGCAACGGCGGTACGCAGTGAACCTGCGCCCATAGCCAATTTGCCCACGATCAGGTCGCCCTGATACTGGACATTGAAGTCACCAGACGTGGTCTGGATTGAAGGAGCAACCGACTGGATGCAGCCAGCAGCTTCGCGGTGGAACACGAGTCCTGCGAGGTTGGAAGCGTCTACCTGGTAGTCGTTGTTCTCACCAGTGATGGCGGCAGAACTCAAGTCCTGGCCATAGAGAGCAGCAAGATTGTTGCTCTTGAGGATGCGAATACCAGCAATGCTGTAAAGACCCTTGCCGCTGTTCATGTCACCCTGAGTGTTACCGATTTCACGGTTCAGGATGTTGGTGTCAACGGAAGAGATCAGTGAGTAATATTGCCTAGGTGCTAATACGGCCACACGGCCCTCAGCAGGGGCGTCACGACCGTCGAGGACAGCAGCAGCTTCGAAGAAGCCGTCTACAAGTGCCTGAGCGTCGAAGGTGTTACCAGAGCCAAGGTTGACGTGGAAACCACCGTCTTCACCCGTCACAGGAGCGCCTTCAGCAGAAGCTTTGGCAAGGACGCGAGCAAGGCGCTCGTCGTAGAACTTGGCAAGAGCCTCACCGATCTGAGTAGAAATCTCAGCGCGTGTTGAATACTGAGCGAAGACTTCGTCCAAGGAGTAAACGAACTGGCTGCTTACCAGCAGGTCGTCCATGATCAAGGTCTTCTCGTTCGTCTTCAGTCCAGCGTCTCCGACGATTGCCTGGCCAGGTGTGTGATACCCAGCGCTCAGCTTCGAGGTGAACAGGAACTGCTTGCTCTTACCACCACGGAGGTCGTAGTTCTTAACTAGGCCCTTAAAAATCGAGGCTGAGTTAAACGCATTATAAACCTCTCCACTGAAAAGTTTAAGCGCCGTGGCGTAACGAGTATCGTAAGTGGCGCTACGTGAGCCGCCATTTACCTGGTTAGGTAGTTGAAAATTAGAGATAGTCATTTTGATTAATTAATAGGCAAATATCGGTTTAGTCAAACGTTCTAGAACTATGTAAGGTTTGTCGATTTAGGCCATCGACTAGGCACGCGTACCTAATAAGTTATCCGACGTATCGGGCTTAAAAGGCAAATAGGTAGGGAAGGGATCGAACCTTCCATTAAGCACCAGCTCTACCAGACACCCCAGCCTTCCGGAGCCGGGGTTCCATAAACCGTCCCCTCAGGTTTTACAACCGGAAGGTGCCGATATTGTGAGCCTCGGGTGGGCTAGATGTAGGTCGCCACAAGCACGATCCGATAAGGGCTTTCTATTGGAAAGTATCCAGAGTGAGGGACCTTACCGAATTGAATCACCTTGTCTTGCTTTGGCTTACTACGGGCAATGATCTGACCTTTTTGGTTATACATTACCGTGTCGCCATCTGCATCATTTAGATAAATGAGAATGTGCTTGTAATCCCAGACGTGGTCAACGTGTGGGTCAGGGATCGTTGGCTTAGGTTGACGCGGCATCAAGTTTGCCGAGATCCTATAGAAGAGCATCGGATTGATGCCATTGTGGTTCAGAATTTCAGTACAAACCTCCATGGCAAGTGGAGCCAGATTGCTTACAGGCACGCTGGCCTTATGCACACTGGGACCCTTAATGATTGCGTGATTAAAAATCACATAATCTGGATCAGGCTCCTGCGTTACCGGGTTGACCTTCAATCGAAACCACTGCGTGTTTTCATGCAAAAGCTGATCTTTTAGTTCTAGATATTGATCAGTGCATTCATTTTTTAGCTCTTTGAATTGAGACATACTTGGTGTACTTAACGCCGCGATAAGTGAGAGTTACAGACATGATTAACGAGATAGCCCATGCGCGTTCCAGCCTTGGGTAACCCGCCCCTATTGGGGTGAACGGTCGTTAATCAGAGAAGGTCGCCAGATTTAGATAATCGGGCTTCAACATCTGCACGGAATGCAGGGTCATTGCTGTAACGAGGATCGCTGATATCGCGAGCTAGCTCTGCATTGGATCGATAACCCTGCACCTTTGGAGCAGACTTACCACCAGTGACTAGAGGGGCCTCATAGCCAACGGAATTGGCGTAGCGATTAGCCATAGCTTCAACAGCGAATTTGATCGCAGCTGTGTTGCCTGAATTGGTAACACTGTTATATGCGTCGATCTCAGTCTGATCAAGAGTGGAGGCAGCCCATGTAACCATTTCGGTATAGGCTTCCTGGCCTCCAACAGAATCAACAATAGATTTAGCATCAGCGTCAGATGTAGCCTTTGCTTCTACTTGCTGCTGGTTTTGAGAGTAATACTGGACGTATTGCTGAATGAGATCTTTGGAGTCCATCTGGCTCAGGGCTTCGATAGTTTCCTCAGAGATCTCACCGTTAGCAAACTCTTCAGAAGCCTTGGCAAAGTTCTCAAACTTGGGGGCTTCTTCAGACTCTTCGGTTTCAGTGGATTCTTCGACGTCTTCAGATTCGACTTCCTCTTTAGCTTCACCGCGCTGACGCTCAAGTTCTTGGTAGGCCTTAAGTAGGTCTTCCTGAGTCTTAAACTTACCGCCGATTAGATCTTCAGATTCATTCTTTTCCCAGGTTGCATCGCGTTGGGCTGATTCTTCCTGGGATAACTTTTCACCGATCTCAAGAGCTTTGGCTTCTGCAACCTTTTGCTCATCAGATACAGGCTCGTTGACGTCAAATGTGGTGGTAGGCATGTTAGTGGAATGTGGAGGTTACTTTTCCAAAGGTTGGTTTATCGACCTTGGATTGTTTGGAGTATTTGCCAGAAGTATCAACACTGAGGCCAGACACCTTATTAGTGCCTACTTTCTTAGGTAGAGCTTCTTCTGTAGGTACAGACTCCCAGGCTTCATTAACTGGGGTAGTTGGATCATCAGCCTTGAAGTGGCCGTTTTTGTTACGCGCCCGGCGGCGGGCCGGACGGGGCTTGTTGCTGTCCTGGGGCATCTTTCATTTGTTGCATCATTTCTTCGCCCATTGGGCTCTTAGCTAGTTGGCCAACCTGATTAGTCAGAGAGGCCATCATCTGTTGCTGTTGAGCTTCACCTTTCTGCTGTGCCATCGTCTCGGGAGACTTGACCAGATTGAGGGTATCGATTCCAGAAGCGGCGGCGAGTCGCCTTAGGAATTCAGTGGGATCAATAAATTGCTGAAGGGCTTCAGGACCCATCGCTTGTCCCACGGTTTGCATGAACTCGATAAGTGCTGCGCGATCTTCACCACGGCCAACACCACCTAGACCAGCTACGACAGTTGGCATCACCAGACCCTTAGGCAGGGAGGGCAGCTGCTTTGAGCGCTGCATCAGGTGAAGCTTCCTGTTGAGATAGGGGGTCAGTAGTTCTACGGTTAGTGCGCCATAAATACCTGAGAGTTGTCGATCCAGCTCCATACGAGTCGCGTTGACTTCGGTAGCTGTTGTTCTCTCAGATTGGCGAACGTTGAGGATCAGGAACGCATCACTGATTCTCTGAGTTAAGTCTCGGATCATCTCCTGGACTGTGCGGAAGTCTGCTGTCTTTCCAACTTGAACGACAGACACATCCTCAGCACGGCCTTGGATGATTGCACCAGTACCTGCAGCAGCTAGTGATTGCGGTTTGGTAGTAGCCGAAGGGCTAACCATAAACACAACTTTGGCAGCAGCTGCGGAGCCTTCGATGAGGCTACGGGTGAGAGAGTTAAGTGAGGTGAGATCACCAAAGAACTCCTCAACGCGACCGCGTCCATATGACTCACCTTGCACCACATTAAACCTGAGAGGCATCCACGCGGAATGCTTCAAGGGGCTACTAGATTTGGATCCAGGGATAATTTTACCGTCACATTCTTGATGCCATCGGTGTTGACCATCGACCAACTTGACGCAGGTATAAACCTCAGCTTCTTCTGCATGAGACTTACTTCCTACAACACCAAGTTTGGGACCATCTTCACCAACAGCGTTTGAATCGTTGCCAGCTAGTAAGGATTTCTTTTGGAACTCAGCAGGAAGGAGACTGCGATCAATCACTTCACGAGTGATGATTTCCATGACTGTTCCTTCGCCGTCACGTTCAATAACGAAACGGTCTAGGGGGTAAACCTTCAGGGCTTTCTTCCCGGCGAATACGAGAACGTTGCCGGTGACGATCAGATGCTTCATTGCGACCGTTAGATGAACCCGGTCAGAACTTTCGGAGATCTGTTGCATTACCTGCTTTTCCATCTTGGAAAGGCTTAAGTCGATCTCGGAACGGACTTGGGGGGTTAGCTCGGGTACTTTGGCAATCTCTGCATCATTGATCTGCAGCTTAAAGAAGCTTGTTTGGATGGGGAAGAGACTCAGCATTAACTGTGAGCTGAGTGCGTTGACACCCTTGCTGCCCAATGATTGATAGGGCTGCTGTAAACGCCCACCCTCTACATATCCATCTTCAGTGATTAGGTATGGGAGAGTAAGCGCTGCACACCGTCGTGCCATGTCAAGGTAATCTTCCCTATCTGCGCTTAGTTGTTGATAACGAGAAAGGGCTTGATATGTCATGTCACTTTGGGATATTTAGGCCTGATTTCGAAGGTCCACCTGTATTAAGGGGGATACGAAGTGCGGCAGTTCCGCGTTGAGCCTGTTGCTGTTGCTGCCTGCTACTCTTACGTTTCTTCACTTTTGCTTCAGTTTCAGGTTTTACAATCTCAGGGGGAGGTGTAACTTTCTGAGGCTCGATCATTGGAGCTGGTGGTGGAGCAGTTGGAGCTGGAGGTGGCATCTCCGGCATTTTCGGAGGGGAGGGCATACACATGATTTAGTCCTCAAGTTTATTAAATAAAAATTCGACAACATGACGCTGACCAGCACGAAACATGATGATGGCGATGTCGTCAGTTGGTTGGGGTGTGACCTGCGGGAATACTTCGTCGAGCTCTTCTACCAACTTGGGTAGGAACTCAGCAGTACCGAAGATCTCATCGCGTGAGAGCTCAGCCATACTTCGGGAGATTTACATTAGAGGCCTCAAAAAAAGCAGGCATACGTGAACGGCGAGTTTCCTCTAAGCCGTCTGCCTTACCCCTGAGATAAAGGTTGTCTGATTGTTTTAACCAGAAATCTTTGTCGAGGTATTTATCTTCAGGGCTACAGCCGAGGCCGTCCATAACCCAAGCAACGGTGGCTCTCCGTAGTTTGTTGAGAGCGGGGGTCGTGGATTCTCCAAGGTCTTTTGCACACATAGCGTGGAGAAGTACGTGGGTTTGTTCGTCCCGGCTGATATCAGCTGCAACGCTTCTGAGCCCCATGTCTCCGCAGAATCTGAACATTGGGAGAAGTACAAAAAAGACCGAACGCTCGAGGATCGCCGTCTTAAGGATCGGATGTGACGGGTCGCTGAGCCAAGCTTCGCGTATCTTCTGGGCTTCGAGTTCATACTTAGGGTTAGTCCCGTGAGCATCAACGACGTAGCCAAGAGCCATATCATGCTTATCTTCATCGGCCATGTTGGAGGTAAGGGCCGGGATAACTCCAGGATCATCAGGGAGATCACGCTCAAGACCCTGTGAGAGCATCTCCTTTACAGGAAGTTCTAAAGTTCGGAGGGCAAGAGCCCTGAAGATTGCATCCTCAGAGCCTGCCTTAAATTCTCCTTTATCAACAGCAACGGGTGTCCAGGTTCTTTTCCGGGACATTACTTTCAAATAGTTAGACATTTACTCAGCACAAGAGGAACAGAATGGATCGATTTCTGCGTCATCAAAGCCAAAGAGATCTGCATAATCATCACCCTCTAAGAGTGAAGTTGCATCATCTTTACGGAGTGTATCCGGGGCGACCTGAAGCGCATAATAAAGGGAGGTCTGATATGAATCAAACCAGTTGTTTATAAAGGCTTGGTCGTAGGTCACGACGTCACTCCATGAGTTATATGAATAGCCATGAAACAGGCCAGTCTCTTCGAACGTGCGGCAGATCTGGTCTGCCACTAAGTTATATGTATCCCACCCTACCGAACTCGCAATCTCAACAGGACCGTAGTCAAAAGACTCCACACCGAACGTGCCACTATCTCTGTCGACATGCCGACTAATAGGAGGAGCAATCTCAGGAGCTGTAGTAAATCCTTCGAGATCTTTGTAACGGTATGAGCAGCTAGCTGTAGGGGCAATAGTAAAAGCCCGGTCCATGTTATTAACGCGAGCAATCTGGGCGGCTCCGGATACAGCTCGAACCCACTCTCTGGCAAGAATAATTGCAGGAGTGATGTCTGTATCTGTTCCGTCGTTGACTGCCTTAAGCGCTTCACCGAACTCGAGATAGGTGATTCCATGAATACGAAGGAAGTTAGCAAGTCCGAGAACACCGAGACCAACTTGTCGGTCCACGTCGGAGGACAAGTATTCACCCGTATCTCCAACCCCTGTTCGCCCATGCAGAGCGACCAGTTCGGACATACCTTTGGTAAAAGCTGGGAATAAATCCTCGACATTACATGCGCCGAGTTGAATATGTTGGAGCAAACATGTACCCCTTGAATGTAATCGTATCTCGAGGCAAACGTTACCAAAAATACGTTCGCCTCTTTGGTCGTATGCAACTTTGTTGAGCCAGATATCACCAGCTTGTATTGCTTTAAGGATCTTTTCTTGAAGGGGTACATCTAGTTCTTCCCACCATTCGCGGGTTACATCAATACACTTCTTGACCCAGGGGAGATCTCTACGTGTTGCGTCTACAAACTCTTCTAGGTCGGCATGATTTGCGTCAATATGAATCACGCACGCGCCGTTCTTAAAATGACCACCGCGTCGTAAAGTCTCGTTAAGTACTGAATAGACTCGGGCGAATGATACAGGGCCGCTAGCCACAAGACCCTTTCCATTCGACGTTCCTCGGGGACGTAACTTAGAAAGGTGTACAGCGACCCCGGCCGCATTCCGAAGTGCATGAGACACAAATCGCCAAGAGGCTTCGATTCCATTAGGACCTTCCATAGTGTCTTCAACGACGAAGACTGTGCAACTAACTGGGAGCTTTGATTCAGGGTTGTCGAGCCAGCTCTGCACTCGACCTGTACGGGCGATTAAATCAGTCATCAAACGAGATCAATAAGGGTAGGTTTTTTGTAGTTAGGTCCTTTGATGACCTTTCCGTCTTCTCGCTTGATAGGCTTCAAATCGTCATCAAGTTTCGACAGGTTGGATGCATGAACTCTGTCGAGGGCTTCGTCTAAGTCCCAGCCAGATGCTGCTGCATATTGATACGCCACATAGACAACATCGGCCAACTCTTTCAGAGTATTCTCACGAGCTCTTAAGTTTGAAAGGTCAAGAGATGCTATGTGGTGGGATTCAACTAACTCCTCTACTTCTTCTAGGATCAGGATTAGTTGGGTGCGTACTACGTCAGGTTTAAATAGGCCAGAAGGCTGGCTCATGATTCTCCTGAACTGTTCAGCTTGCTGCTGGTGATTCATTGGTGATGGTGATGAGTTTGTGGAGGTATGCTTGGGCTTTCAGAAGATCATCAAGCTTGCTTTCTTCTGGCTTGTTACCAGCCCTGCAGATGTACTTGATAATGTTTCCGGTGAAGTAATCACAGTCCTGTGAGGCAATGAAGTCCCAGACCTCAATACCACCAAGTTTGTAGTGATCAGGAGAGTGCTTCGAGCTCATCGTTAATCTTGGTTAGGAGGGTTTGCATGTAGGGCTCCCAGATGACTGCTGAGAGCGGCACATTTACGTTCTCGTAGGCTCTGCGAGACTGGAGATAGTTGCGGATTAGAACCATCTCCCTAAACGACAACTTCATGGTGTAAATAAGATTGGTTCTTGCTTCTCTGCATCCCAGTCGGTGTGCTGAAGTATGCGAGCTAATCGAAGGTTTCTCAGAGCGTCTTGTTCGGTAAGTCCAGCGGCGATAAAGGCGTCAACGGTTGAGGCCCAGTAATTCGAAGGATTATCCAAGATGAGATCAGCCCGCTTAGGACCAACGCCAGGACAGCCCCTATAGCCATCAGTAGCGTCGCCTTGAAGGCACTGTTGATACAGCTTTTTCTCTGCTTCCTCTGGCGTTTGAGTGAACTCATGTTTGAGGTTGTAGATACGACACGGGATCTGTTCCATATCTTTGTCAGGCGAGATCAAGACAAAGTTGGTTACCTCCCCTTTTGTGGCAACTATCCCCAAAGCGTCATCAGCCTCTAAGCCAGGCTTGAGAACACTCTTCCAGGTGGATATACACCACTGCTTTAGCTTCATGTAGCCAGCAGGTTTGCGCTTAGTCCGGTTACCTTTGTAAGTGGGATCGACATACTTTCGGAAGTTCTTTTTGTCAGTCCAGAAAAGAACTAAGTCGTCACTCCCGAAACGATTACGGAGTTGGTTTAGCTGTTCTTTAATAATCCGCTGACCTGTTTTGAACGAGCCAGTGACAACGGTTAAGTCGCTGTCGAACTCGAGCTCCACTTCGGCAGCCTGTGCGGCGCGATAGCAGAAGAAGTCCATATCGACCAGAAGGGTTGGGGGCTCAAAGGTCATTGTGCTTAGTGTAAGTGAATGGAACTGCGGATTTACCCCAAAAGTCAGTGAGCTCTTCCGGGTAGCGGTTTCGGATCCATTGGACCTTCCAATTTGAAATGTCCCCAGTAGGCACAACTAGAACGGGGATCACTGGATCTTTAACCTTGTCTGTATTGCCTCTCCAAGCGCCGTTCCCATTGGGCCGGGCAAGTTTGACGTCGAGCTGGTAAGCCCTACCGTCAACGACCATGATCAGGTCAGAAGAGCCGGTGCTATTGAGGTTTGGATAGACCTCCGCACCTTTCCAGGCCGCAAGCAATGCAACCCAGTGTTCGGCCATATCGCCTAAGCGGGAGGGGCCTGGAGATTTAGTGGCAGTCTGCCCAGGAGTTACCTGTTTTAGCCTCTGAGTCAAGCTCGCAACGGAATTTAAAATGGTGTTGGACATCTTTCATAGCGGCGGTGATTAAGAAGGTGGCCTGCTCAGCTTGGTTAGGTGCAACTGAGATCTGAAGCTCGTCATGAACGAACGCCAGTGGCCGGTAGTCGATATTTGCTTCGTCCAATAACTCGTAAGCTTTGAGCAGCCAAACCTTGCAGATGCAGGCTCCAGCCGATTGCAGCAGGTAGTTTAAAGCCGCATGAGCTTTATTACCTATACGAATTGGACGACCATCTAGACCTTTCAACACACCAGACTTGGCACGTTGAGCAACAGCTGCTGATAGTTCAGCGAAGCCATCTAGGTCTTTCATGATCCGGTTGCGGATCTCTTTACCTTTCTTGGCAGCAGTTTGTTTAGAAGCACCAGCTGTAAGGCCGAGCTTTACATCCCCGCCCCCATAGATCAGGCAATATGTAACCGGCTTGGAGTCCTTACGAGATGTTTTGTAGATAGCAGCGAGCTTGGTGTGAATGTCACCTTCGACTACTTCCTTGGCAAAATCTCCGTGATCGTAAGGATGGATATAATGGCCAAGACAGCGAAGCTCAAGGCCGCTGGCATCAGCTCCGACTTGGACTCTGGATTCCCCAGGACCGAACAAAGAACGATATGTAGCATCTGAGGGCACTTGTGCAATATTTGGTCGCATATGGGCCTGACGCCCCGTGGCTGTATTCAGCACACAGGAGTGGTGAATCTTTCCGCCCCGCTCGAGCTTGAGCCAAGCGTTCTTACCTTCAGCAACTTGTCCTAGATGCTTTTGAAGTTCGAGGATTCTTGCGAACTCGAGAGCCTCATCTGTACCTAGTTCTCGTAGTGTTGCTTCATCAATTTTTGGCTTACCTGAATCGGTAAACTCTTTTGGCTTCCATGCTCTGAATGTTTGAAACGCCCAGGCAATATGATGGCGAGATGTTGGATTGAACTCCTTCAGCTTTGACATAGGCGCATCAGCCCAGTAACCCTGGGTCTTGTTGTTACGTCTAGGGGTAAAAGTGCCGCCGTCTACAAATAAGAAGGTGGAACGCATCTGGTCTGAGAGTGCGTCGAGTTCTGTCCGTAACTTGGACTCCAGCTGTTGAGCACCCTTTACATCAAAAGGGAAGCCGCTGGTCTCCTGCCAAGCCATGATCGCGGCTAGGTGGTGTTCTGTATCAATACAGTCGGCGTATTGCTCGAGCTTTGGCTCAAACATCTTCGCCACTTGAACTGAAACTATGACGTCTTGGGCGCAATACTCCAGCATTTCTGGGGTGTACGTGCTCCAATCGCCGTTTAGTTGCTTGCCGAATTCAGACTTGTGAACTCCAAGGCGATGGCCCCAGGACTCAAGACTGTGGCGACCGTAAAGATTGCCCGGCATGTTGGCTGGTCTGCTGCGGAAGTCACGATCCAGTAGATCAGTGAAGAAGAGGCGAGACAGGATCAAGGTGTCGTAGAGCTTGGCCTTAGTTGTCCACTTCGGGTAGATCTCTTTGATGGCCTCGATGTCGTAGCCAATGATGTTGTGTCCCCATAGCTCGTCTGCTTCTTGCAGGAACTGGAGGCCGGTTTTGATGTCGTCGTCCCAGCGGTACTCCTCGTCGGTGTCGAGGTCACGGGCAACGATGCAGTGGATGACAGACAGCCCACGAAGTAGGCCATCGGTCTCAATGTCAAAGACTAATCGCATTGAGTGTTAAACAATCGTGGTTTTATTCGTCCATAGCCCTGCTTAATTTCCAGGACTTCCCACCCTTGGTCATGAAACTGATCAAAGATGTCCGACATCTTGTAGGCGCGAACAGCGCTGATCTTTTCCTTCTTCTTCCAGGTAGGCTTGCGGTACCGGACAAGATGAATATCAGAAGGTAAGGTTCTCTCTAATTCCACCAACTTGTCGTGGGTGGTTGATTCGATTTGAACGATGACGTCCTGTTTCATGAGTCGCGGTTGGCTTTAATAGTGTTCAGGATGTTGAGCAGTTGTTCTCGGACGTTCTTGCTACCGATAACTTTGTCCACCTCGACGCCGTCTCTATCCACTATTAAAAGAGTCGGATACTTACTGAGCTCATAGGCTGCAACAAGTGCCGAGTGATTTTCCTTCTGCATGATTGAGAGGTTCTCAGTCAAGTGAGGCTTAAGCGCGAACACAAAGTCTTTGGTTGCATCACAAGGTGGGCAGCCCTGCTTGCAGAACAGGACGGCCCTGTGGGCTACGTCAGAAGTCGTCATAACTTGCGGGAGTGGAAGTGGTGGATTCGTCAAATAGGGCTTGTGTAAGGCGGCCTGTTTCGGCTCCGTAGGAGAGTTTTCCGGCAGGGCCTGTGCATCCGTTGAAGCGGTTCTTCAGCACTACCAGTTCAGCTCGGTTGTCACCACTGCTGATGTCGCGTTGCAATGCGCAAACAAGGTCGGAGAGCTGCGCAATTGAGTGCGAGCCCCTAAGTTGGCCTAGTGACACTGAAGCGCCGTCCTCATGGCCCTTGTCGCCCTGGTTGCGGCGTAGGTGGCTGATCAGGATCATTCCGATCCCGGTCTCCTCAACGAAGCTGCGGAGTTTGGTCATTACAACGTCAATCAGCTTGCGCTCATCGTTCGTCTCATTACCTGATAACAGGATCGAGAGGTGATCCAAGACGATCCACTTAACCTCGTGATTCATCACAAGGAAGCGGACATCGTTTAGTAGCTGGTCAGGGTCAACAGAACCAAAGCCATCGCGTAGATAGACATTGCCAGAACCAAGCGTTGCGTCGAAGGCTCGTTGGAAATCTGCCTCAGGTATTTCATTATTAAGATGCAAAGGTTTGTTTGCCTCCACAGTCATGAGTCTGAGGCCGGTTCTTTTAACCGACTCTTCCAACGCTATGTAGCCAACGTTCTGCGATTGCTTGATAAGGCTTACCGCAATTTCTCCACATAGCGTGCTTTTACCCGTACCTGAACCGGCTGTAATAGTGACGAGTTCACCGAGGCGCAGCCCACCAGTAACAGTATTGAGATCAGGATAAGGATAGTCAGCGTCACGCCCGTGAAGAGGGGTACTAACGAGATCAAAAAGGGTTCGGCCATCGATAATAGATTTAGGACTATATGTTCGTTTATTCCATACGGCTTGACGGATGGCATCCGTGTCACCGGCCTGGAGAGCTTCACAAGCGTCTTTGTACTGAGACAAAGTAGCTAGAAAGATCTTGTTGGCTGGGAATAGTTGAACGCATTCTTCGGCAGCTGTAACACCGGCCTCATCGTTGTCGAACATGAGGACGATCTCGTTAAACTTGAGGAGATAGTCGAGCTGTAATGACAGTGCTTTCTTTGCACCTTGTGCCCCGTTTGGAACGGAGCAGACGGGCCAGTTAGGACGTGCTTGCCAGACGGCGAGCGCATCAAATTCTCCTTCAGTGATGACAATACATTTGCCACCGCCAAAGAGTTGCTGACCGAAGAGTTGTTTGTCTTCGTTCTTCCCTACCCAGTGAAACTCCTTGGTCATGGGCCGCTCTTTATAAGCAGCAACACGACCAGCCGAGCTGTAATAGGGAAACCGAATGACAGGGCCAGAATCGACCCTTACGTTGAACTTCTTGCAGGTCTCTTCGGTTATTTTCCGAGACCTGATCCCGGAGAAGTCGCCGGAGTACGTGATGGACAAAGCAGGTTTATTTGTTTGGATTGGGTCCCCATTACCACGAGTAGAGTGCCCACAACTAAAGCAATAACCACTCCCATCTGAGTAGATGGCAAAGGCATCTGATGAAGGGCATACCGGGCAATGTTCGTGTCTGACGAATTCGTTTTCATCAGTCATCCAGCATTTCGCAGATGGCGACGTACTCTTTGATCTCGGAGAGGATCTCCTGGAAAGGAATACCTTTGTCTTCGAGTTCAACAACAAACTGATCGATTTTGATGATCAGGTCGTTTGTGAGGGTTTGAGCCATGATGGTGGGATGTCGGGGTAAATACACCAGGGGAAACTGTGCTTATCAGCCCAATCTCCGTAGGTTGTTTTGGATTGTTTGCTTAAAGTGTTATTGCGCTGAAATACAAATCGGATATCTAGTTCTGGGTGTTGCTGTTTAACCGCGAGCATCTTTCGTCGATCGCTTGGCTTAAAGAAGCCTTTGCACTCGATGATGATCCCTGACTGCAAAAAGAAGTCCGGGGTGTATCTGCTCTCGGTCACATAGGCGAACTTCTCAGCCTCAAAGAGGTAGGCGCAGCCCTGTTTGTCCAGGTATTTAGAGAACCGATCTTCCAGGCCAGATCGGAAGCCAGCCATTAGAAGTCGTAGCTGTCACCGTCTCCCACGGTTTCTTCTGCTTTGCGTACAGCAGGCTCAGAGGCTTTGTAGCCATCAGCCTTACCAAACAGAGCAGCAACATCAGTGACGCTCAGGTCACCGGAGTCCACAGCACCGTTACCGGTGGCGAGCTCGATGATTTGAACACCAAGGACACGGAGGCTGGTTCCGATGTTTGCCCCCATCGAGTAGGGCTTCTGTTGAACGATCAGTCGAACCTTTGACCCGCGACGAATGTCTTTAAGAACAGAGCGCTCTACGACCTCACCTTCAGAGTCAACAAAGATCGGCTCAGGCTTGGCCTTGCGACTCCCATCACCTTCGCCGTAGGTGTACTTACAGAGTCCTTCGTCATCCCAGGGGCTGAGGGCCTCTTGGACTCGTCCGGTTGTTTTGGACTTGGCCCACCTGAGAAGCTCTCCGCGATCCGTCTCAGCTTGAGACAAGGTTTCGGCGTCGAATTTGTAGGCGAAAGTCCGGTTGTTGAACTTGCCAGAGTCCTCATAGACGTTGATGAAGCCCTCGAGGGTGGAGTTAAAAACGTAGCGATTTGCCATTTGTATGTGGTTTAGTGGGATTGAAGATTTGCTAAAAACAGGGCGATAAGAGGCATCAGAAAACCCGTGATGAAGATCGCCGCGATGATTTCAGGGGGATAGGGAAACAGGGTCATCTGCCTTGGCCCTTGTATTTCTTGGTTCTTTTGAAGCTGCCGCTCTTGCGACGGCCATCACCGATCGAGGTTTTCTTTCTGATGGGTGCGGGTCGATCGATGCCAGTTAACGAGCGCTTGGGCATAAGTGTCCGGGTAGTGGATTTGGAGGTTGATCAGTTCTTGTCGGATCTCCTCGATCCGCATCTGTATGTATTTCTCAATTGAGTTCGACATCGCGATCAAGCGACCCGTAGGCCAGAAAGAGAGAGAACTGTTCAGCCGTGAGCTCCTGAATCTCATGCGAGTTGCCGGACAGAAGGTCTTGCAAGACCTCGAAAGCGTCTGTGTTGATGTCCATTAGATTGTGGAATTAGTCAGTTGGCTGAGTGAAAGCGTGTGAAGCCAATAAAAAAGAGGGCTTTCGAAGCCCCCTTGAAGTTCTTTATGCACGCATCAAGCCTCGAGAACCTGAAACTAGCGCGTCTACCAATTCCGCCACATCCGCCAAGGGATCTCAGCGATTGGCTGAGTCCGTTTTTGAGAGTAGCAGAGCAGAAAACGGGCTAAATCAAGAACCGTTAGTCGCGCCTAGATGGCCGATATGGCCTGTCTAAGCGCATCGTCTGTGGGCTTGATGTAGCGCAGCGTGGTCTCGATGTTCTTGTGCCCCATCAGCTCTTGGATCTGTTTGGGGTGGCATACCTCACCGAGCCATGTCCCGAAGGAATGACGCAATGAATGCCAGACATAATCCTCCGCGATACCGCAGTAAGCCCGAACCTTTTTAAAGCGACCATAAAGCTGGTCTTTGTTGTTCCAGTCATCTCTAAAGAGATAGGACCGGCTCAATCGGTTCTGAATGATGGGCTGAACCTGCTCGTGCAAAAACACAGAGCGGACGTTCTTACCTTTGGTTTCGCGCTTGGGCTTACCGCCGATCCAAATCAGACCGTGTGCCAAGTCGACATCCTCTGCCTTGAGCTTGAGCAGCTCGCCTTGCCTGACGCCTGTGTAGGCGGAGAAGACGATCGCATCGGCTAGGTCAGGACGGTCGAAGACGGTGGTGGCGGCGTAGGCCATCCTTTGGACCTCTTCTTTAGTGAAGTAGGTCTTGCGGGCCTCACCTTCGTTTTGACGGGCGACCGTTGGCCAGGTGTGATTGTGAAGTTCCGCCAGTTGGCTGGTCTCGAACACCGTGCGACCAGCGGAGATGATCCGGTTGATCGTTGAGGTGTTGCGCCCCTCTTCCTTCTGGTCAGCAATGAACTCCATCCACCAAGAAGCCTTTGAGAGGTTCTTCATGGGGGAGGACTTACCACATGCATTGGTGATGTGGTTTGAGTTGTTCGCGTTCGTTTTGGCTGAGCGCAAGTGACGCCACCGAACTTTAGTGGTGTATTGGAGGCATTCGCCCCAGGTTGCAGTCATTGGTCTTTGATAGGCATGGTGAGCTGTTGTTCAACAAGGTTGGTGAATTGTTCACCCTTAGGGGTAAGAAACAATCTCCAACACTTGGGGTTTACGGGATCAACTTCCCTTCTCACGAGCTTCAGGCCTGAGCGATGCTCGAGCCTGTGCTGTGGTCCTAGCCAAGTGACACAGCGTGACACCGATGATGGCGACATACCCACCGCTGCGGCTACATCCTGTTGTTTGCAGCCGTTGTGAGCGGCTACCCAGAAGTAGACAGACGCCAGCTGTAGTGGAAACTCTCTCTCGTTTTGCGAGCGGAGAAGTTCCATCACCAGATAGGTGCGATACAGGTTGGTGTTGGTGAGCTTTGGCTTACTCATGAGGCGGGGAGGTGAGCCGTACATAGATTGTAGCATTGGCTAAGTGCAAACGTCAGCTCGGATGATCTGTCGGTGTGAACGAGAGCTCCCAGTGGTAGTTCTCTTCCAACTGGTCGCCTATGGCCACAAGGATTTCGGCTTGCTCATAAAACCCCCCATCGACATAGGTGGCTATTCGTTCAAGCAGAGTTTCGTTGGTAAACGTTGGGAGGTTCATCAGCAGAAGAAGTAAGTGGACTCTTTGACCGTTTCAGGGTCGAAGGTGTACTGCATCGGCGGTGGGGTTTCGGCCCCGATCGCCTCGGCAAAGTCGTGTAAGGGGGAGTGATGGAGAAAGATCTCCACGTAGGCATCCCGAACAGCGGCTTGCATCGCATCCATGTGATTTGCACCACATAGGACCGAGTCATGGATCACCGTGAAGGGTCCAGCGAAGTCCTTAAGACCGATCTGGAGGATGGAGGAGTCCAAGCTGTGGATCAGATTCGGACTACCTGCGTTCTTGTGGTGGTTGAGGTCTGGCTCACCTAGTGAGGTGCCGATATGGAGATCCACTCGGCCCATAAGGTGGGCTTTGATCCGCTCAGTGTTGACCTTGCGGAGATCTTGTTTAACAGCGAAACCAGAGGGCGTGGTCCACTCAATGTGATCCCTGCCGCTTTTGATCGCGTTGCTGATCTCTTTGTTCAACCAACTCATTACCTCCATAGGACCGGGAACGATCTCATTCATGGCCTCGCGTGTGAGGCGGACGATGATCGTCAGTTGGTCTGGTGTGATTTCCAGGCCGCGATCCTTCAGCGCATCACGTATCGACTGGCGATTGGAGTGAGGCTGTGAGTTGTACGGAACAGTCATCACGACTTTTTTGACGTCGGATCTCGAGAGTTGGATGGCCCATTCCTGAGGGAGCTTTGGGTTGACCCGATTGGCTACTGCTTTGTAGGCATCGCTCGGTTTAGAACCGGGGAACACATTCACAAGCTCAGCTGTCGAACCGTCGTGGCTCAAACCCGCCAGGACCTGGAGGCCCGAGCAGGTGGCGTCTACGGCCGTAGCGAGGCGCGTGTGAGTTCTGGTCTTAGCGATCACGAGGGAGTAATACTCCTCAGCAGCAGCCAAGAACAGGAACGGCTCGTCGCATCCTTCCCATTCGGAGATGTTTCCGATCGGGTCGGTAGCGATCGCCGTGATGATGGCGAGAGCCTCGGGGGATTTGGCCCACTCTTGGCGCTCCTCCATCGTTGCTTTGTCCAACCCGTAGGTGGTGGCCAGTTGGAAGCGCAACCAATAAAGGCCACGTTCAGTCAACGGCTCACCGTCCGCGAATCTCACAAGGCTCTTACCAAAGCAAGTGTCCTGAGGCGTGAGGAAAGCAGGGATTGGGTAGACACGGCCCCGGTAGTCGTAGCTCCAGGGGAGGTAGTAGCGCTCTTCCTTCGCGAAGCGGCGAGCTGTTGCCAGCGTCAGCTTTGTGCGAATGCAGCGCTTGAGGCTTGTGCTGTTGTGGTCGTAAACCTCAACGCATTGTTTCCGATAAGCTGACCTCGCCTCCTTGTTGGTGGCGATGTCGTACGGCTTCTCGGGAAGCGGGAGTGTGTCGGCTGGAAGGAATTTCCCAAGCTTTACAGCGTAGGAATCCTGCTCCAACCGATTTGCCACACCGAGAATGAACGGATTGACTTGATAGGCGACCCGTTGCAAGTGATTTAGGAACTGGAGAGGCGTCTCTCCTTGTAAACGGGCGACACCAAAACTTCGTATCAGCTTGTTACCGACACGAGCTTGGTTGCAGTAGTAACCACCGGCTTGTTCATTAGTCCAGTCATTTGGCTCGCAGATCATCGGAAGGTTGATGGGCGCGAAGAGTTCCGCGTTTCTCATCAAGCCGTTGATGATGGTGAGCATCTCCGGGGTCGGCTGGATGTAGGCATTAGTGCGCTTACCTGTCCGCTTCAGTTGGCGTTGCCACCAACCCGTCGCAGTACAGGCAGCCTCAGTAAAGGCGGCCCCGATCTTGACTCGTGAGAGGCGCGGCCAAGGGTCCCAGCTGATGCCCTTTTCCTTGAATCTGCGGGTGCAGTCGTAGTCCTTGTAATGGAGACCTTTGCCGGAGTGCTGCCCTTGTGTGATCCATTTAAGGAGCAGTGGATCCTTCTCGTTGAAGTACCTCCACTTAGCTTCCTGTTCGACGGCAATGCCAACGCGATCGATGACGTTGTTGGCGAGGTCATCACGATCCTTTGGGGATGTGCAGACATCGAACAGCACCTTGATCACCAAGAGGGCCAAAGTCTCATCGTCGATTGTCATTGTGTAGTGCGCGAGATCCGCCAGAGCAGCGCCAGCCTTACCTCGGATGAGGCGGTTGATTCTGATCTTGTTGATCTCTTGCGCTACCGCAGGGATGGCCGTTCTCAGCATCTTTTGGGCGTAAGCCGTTGATGATGCGTAGGCGTTGTCCTCTGCTTTGCGTGTGTTGTCGCGTAGCTGAGTGATGCCGTCTTGGATCTGTTGGGTCTCCAGCTGGATCTGTCGCTCGATCTGTGCTGGTGTTGGCATGTTGGCTTAGTGGCAATAGGCTTTGAAAATGGAAGCGATCTCGTGTTCCGAGTAATTAGCAGCAGCGTTTCGGGCTTCCGCTTCGATCTCCCACTGGTTTCGCGGGTAGTCCGTGGGATCCCATCCCGCTCGAACGGCTTCACCAACCTCGCGATCGAGGTCATACATAAGGGGTCCACGGTTGCAGGCTTGGATTACATGCCAAACCTCGTGGCGGACAGTGTCCGTCAGTTCTTTGACGTTTCCGTTGTGGAACTTTTCGCAGATGTGAACAACCCCACCGCGAGCTATCCCGTAAACCGGATACTTCTTACAGGCAGCAGAGTCCACGTAGTAGCGGCCACCGGCGGCTGTAAGGTTTCCGAGAAGCTCAAACGATTGAGTGGGCAGGGCTTGAACAGGCGCGGTCGTGATAGTGAATGCGCCTAGTGCAAGGAGGAATCGATTGAACATGGCGGGTCGTAGTTGTTGGATGCGTGTATCCCCTCCAACTCGTCAAGGGACAGCCCGCGTCGGCTTGCCTCCCAGAAGATCTCGGAGAAGTGATGGGTATTTGTGGCGTCCATGTATTGGACGTAGGCATCAGCCAACTGGTCGTCGCTGAAGTCGTAGAAGCGGTTCTCGTAGGGCTCCCACGGGCGTGGGTCAACCATCAGGAGTCCTCCCCGATCCAGAGGCCACGGGCTGTGAGCTCGGCCACGATCGTGTCGAAGGCCAGGCAGAGCTTGTCGAAGTAGTAAACCTCGGAGCCTGTAGCCATCAGCTGCTCACCAATCGAATCGATAGCGGTGACCAGGACGTCAGAAGGGAGGGCGGCACAGAATTCAGTCGTGCTGAGCTGGGTTGCTGTCATGGATGGCTTGAAAACATTGTGGTTGGCTATGTGCAAGCTGAAGATCAGCCGGTGATCTCGAAGGCCTTGATGAATTGGGCACGAAGAGCGGCATACCTGCGGCGAGCTCTCATCGTTTTGCGCTGGATGATTGAGAGGATGTTCATCGTTAAAGGAGGACTGATTGAAGGAAATGGGTGACTCGGCATCTAGTCCCATTCGCCCATCGGGTAGACATGAATAACCCGAACACAGTCGTTGCAGAGTTCTGTTACTGATTCGATTGCGTGGGCCAAGCTGCGGGCAAAGACTGAGAAGACGATGCGGCGATCGTCAACGGTTTCGTAGGTGGTCTGGTAAATCCGGAGGGGCTCGGTCACTTGGCGGATCTCCAATAGCGGCGGTAGATGGACTCAGGCTTGGATTGATGGCTCATTAGTTGTTCTCAAGAAAGGTTTTGATGAACAAATCAAGCGCTTGCCGGTTGCAGTCGTGCTTGAGAGTCTTTGGGTTCCACGTGAGAACCGAGGGCTTGTCAGGCGGCAGTGCAGTGATCAACTCGCGGTTGCGGGCGATGTGCTGCTCGAGGTCAATTGCTGGAACGGTTGAGTAACGCATTGCTGAGTGCAAATGATAGTGAAGTGATTGATGGGAAGGCTTGATCGATGCGCGTGATGTCGTAACCCAGGCGTGTTAGGTCTGCGACTGCCTCTGTGACTGAGGAGCTGATCACCGGGTGTGAGTGAAGGTTGTTAAGGCGGTCTCGGTATGTGATGCGGTAACAGGTCATTGATAAGGCTGAGTGCAAGTGGTGGGGCCATAGGATGGCCAGGCCTGAGCTCGGATTCGATCCACGATCCACTGTCTAGTGATCGGCTCAGGCTCCATCTATTCCTCGATGGGTAGGTCAGCTCGATCCGGCTTACGGTCGGCTATCCGTTGCCGTGTGGCCGGGTCAGTTGCTCCCGGTGCTCTTGGTCGGTCGGCTTGCGGTGGCCTGTCGATGCATCAAGTATTGCGAGTGGTTGGCTATGTGCAAGGTCACATAGATACATGATCGATTGTTTCTTTTTACGTCGCTTTGTGTTCTTTGTTACAGCGCCTAGGGGTTGACACGAAAAACCCCAGTGTTAGCAAGGCTCAACTAATCACAAAAAAACCCCCAGCGTTAGCCGGGGGCGGTGATGATGGCGAGTTGTTGGCTAGGTGGGATCAATCATCGAGGCGGTAGAGCTCCTCTTCAATTGACTTGATCATGTGCTGCGCCCAGGTGCGCTGTTCTTTTGAAGTCGTTTCCCAGAAGATCGTCGTGAAGTCAATCAAGTCGGCTCTGAGTTCTTCACGGTGGCGGCGGGTGCCTCTGAATTCCGCTAGTAGTTCGAGCTCTTGTTCTGTTTGCCAATGCATGGTGGTGAGTGCGGTGGTGTTTGGCTAGGTGGGAATGATCAGACGTTGGTCAGGTAGTCAAGGACTTCATCGTTTTCTGTGATGTAGTCCTGCACGTCGTAGAGGTCATCGAAGAGGTCACCCATTACATCGCCGCAGCCATCGCGTAATGCGTAGGCCAGCTCGCCGTCCTCATCGCGCTCCTTGGTCAGGTTGCAGGGCGTGCAGGACAGGAGAGCGGAGTTGAGTTCGTCGAAGGTGTGGGTGGTGGTCATGGTTTGGAGGGGGTGTCCGATGCCCTGAATATTAGAGCATCGGTTGGCTAAGTGCAAGCGATTGGTCAGACGACATTGAAAGGGAATGAGATTCCATCAACGCCACTGAACTCGGCGGTCTTGCCGTTGTAGCTGATAAACCAAGTGTGAGCCTTGGCAAAGATGCGAGCCCCAGGGACCAGCACATCTAAAACAGCATTGAGGCGAGACTTGGTGGTGGTGGTCTCCCAGCCTGCTGAAGTGATTGTGAGCCAGCCGTTGTCGATCTGGGCGATCTTGTTGCCGTGAAGGCGGACGATCTGACCGTGGTCGGTGTTGTCGACCGTGGTGTTGGCTGATCTGAACTCGCGGCCGTTGGTGATGGCTGTTTGGAGTTGGATTTCAATCTTACGCATGGTGCTGAGTGGAAATGCTTAGAGGATCGAGAGAGTGAAGGGCTGAGGCCTTCGTTGCCTCTCCGATGTCCCTATATTAACCACATCATTTGGCTGAGTGCAAACCATCTTTACAATTGATTCCGATTTGATGGGTCGAACGTGATGGTGAATGGTTGGCCTAGTTGCTGGCTATAAGCCCACGCCAAGTTGAACGTGTCGAAGTGGGTCGTTGAGTCGGCCGTGTGGACTGAGTACAAAGGGAGATTTCACTTGACCAAACGAAATTAGGTTTGCCGAAAATCGTTGTCATGTACCAGTCGATACATAAACACAACTATGTATCTAAAATCACTGCACCTGCAGAGTACTTTTACTTATCGTCTTCGATCCAATCCAACAGGGAGATCTCGGCCCGTGTGGTCTCGTCGATGATCCACTCCTGTTCGATTGCTTCAACTCGGCTGATCACTTCGAGCTGATCTTCTGTTAGGTCCTTCTCATCAATGTCGTCGGGGATGGCCTTCAGCATGGATTCCATGTGGTGGTACATCTCAGCCAGCGATCTGGTGATGTGGGCGTGATACAGCTTTTCCTTGTCGTTCAGCATGGTGGCCTCATGTTTGTGATTGTGAGTTGAAACAGATGGGGAGAGGAGCAGGAAATCAAGCCGGGCTGATGCCTCGCGTGCGCCCACCTGCCTGCCTGCGCATGTTGGGTGTGCGTTAGATACTCAAACTAATGAGACCCCCTGCTATGACTGGGGCCTGGCCTCCCTGGTCGATACTGGACCTACCCCACCACCCCTCAATTCTCAATAGGGGGGCCTGATTCTCAACAGCCGGGGGGTATGCGGGGGAAGCGCCAGCTTTGCGCTAGTAG